GCTTGGCTTGGTCTAAGAGTATCACCTTTTGTCGACATAATTCTAAAAAACTTATCAGACCTACATCAAACTTATCTTGCAATATTTGTGACTGCTCTACATATAAATCTAACGCAGTTTGTTTATTTTCCATAGTTATTTAGTTTTAGTTTCTCCGTAAGTTTCGTTGTAGTATTGTTCTACATTTGAATGAGCAGTTCTAACATCTAAGTCTAATGCTTTATCCAAACATTTTTTTGCAAATGATATTTGCTCCTTCTTGTGCATCGCTTCGGCTTGTTGGAAAATATAATTCAATTCAGAATCTGTGTGTTTTTTAGTTATTATTTTATCAAGTAACCAATAAATGCTAATTTCTTTCTTGTCCATAGTTATTTAGTTTTAGAGTCTTTCATTAATTCTAATATGTACGGTATCTCTTCCTCAGTGATATTAGCAAGCTTGCCTATGTGGCTAACCTTCATAGTGCGAGGCTGCTTAATGTACTTCTGAGCTGTTGGGTAGCTTACCTCAAGCACTTCAGCGAACTGAGCCACAGTCACAAAGTGACTGCGTACCCAGCTGTGAAATGGAGTGAGCTTAGAATGGCATTTCATCGTCTGCTGCTTCATCTAATTTAGTATTAATTGGTGAAATAACTTTAACTTCCTCCTCTTTAAGCCAAGCTAAGAATATCTCAGCTGTATCTAATACATCACCTGGCTTGCTGCCCTTCTGCTCTTTGCAGAATAACACAGCGTTATTAAGCGCTACTGATCTGCTTATAGAATTCTGCACCTCAGGTGATTCTTTGCGCGGAGTGTATGCTGATTGCACTATGCCTTTTCCTGCTCCATTAAATGGATTAGGATTTTGAAGTTTGAAGTTGGTAGTCTTTCTACCTGTAGGGCCAGTGCGCTCTTCGCTTGTGTAGTGAATGGTAGCACCTACTGCTATCTTCGGGCTATTCATATCCTTAACTCCTACTTGGCCTACCTCTCCATTCTCTAAAACTAAATCGAAGTAATAGATTGTGCCTGATGGGCCGTTCCAATCTCTAACGAATTTCTGTGATTTTACTACTGACTGATTCATAATTGTTTGTTTGTTTTGATTAATATACTTACTTAATTTTTCTGCTAACTTTTCTTCCTGCTCGTCCCAGTCTATTGATGGCTTGAGCTTATCCCAATTGGGCTCACGGTTGTAACTCATGGGGGTTATTAATGAAGTGCGCTCTCCAATTCTCATAGGCTGTTGTGCCTTTAGTGTATTGCAAGTGCTGTACTATTTCGTTGTAATTCAGTTGCTCTCCCGCTACTGAACTCTGCACGCAAATGAAGCGGCTCTTTGCGCGATCAGATAACATAGCGGTCACTCATAAAATAGTCATGCACGTTGTTTTCATCTTCGCTCTCAAATTGGTAGAGAAATGTCCCATCTTCAGGGAATACCTCACCATGCTTCTTAGCTGTTGAGAAATCAGTTAGAGAGTAGCTGTGAGCTGATGTATACAGCTTCCATCCGCAAGCTTCGGCATCCCACCGACTTACGATAACCTTACCGGTTACATTGTTTGGTTTATTCATGATTATTAATTTTTGCTAATTTATAAAACTTTCTCTATCTCTATCAAAAATCCTTCACCCTCAATAGAATATTCAGTGAACTCTTCTTGAAAAGGCAGAGTCTCTTTGAAGTTGTAAAGGTCGAATAGCATGAGTGCCATCTGCTGCGCTATCTGAAAGGTCTCTGCTTCGAATTGTGTAGGAATGTTCAGCCTATGGTATAAGCTAATTCTATCCTCGCGCAATGGGGTAACTTTTAATAGGTAGCTCATAGCTCTACCTCCTTGCTTACTAAGACTGTGCGAGTCTCTCTAAAGTTAGTAGCTAATGTGAATTCGGTAAAAGCTTCATCATAGGTACTGAATGCTTTGTGGTAGCTACCATCAATTTTTAGAAAGTAGCGAGTACCATCGTACTTCGCGATTTCAACAATTTCAAAAAGTGTTTTCATTTATTTAAGGTGTTTGGGGTTAAAGATTATTATCAATTCTATTTAATTCATCAAAAATTTGATGTGATATTTCGTAAGTGTCGTAAGTGTTCATTTGCTTATGTGATTTGGTTGTGATTCTAATTTAGCTGTGTCTGCATCGAATGATCCTCCGATGAGTAGGCCTGCTATTAGCATGGCTAAGAAGAGTAGTGCTTTTTTCATTTGCTTATTGATTTAATTTTAGCAAATGTACAAGCAAATTTCACATAAACAAAAAAAACCTTGCTAAATGTAGCAAAGTTATTAACAAATAATTGTTAGTTTAGAAAAATAGAGTGAAGATAATCCCTCCGATAAATGAGATGGGTATACCTATTAGCGCTGCATTGCGCCAAGATTCTTTACGTGCAGTCTGCTTGTATAAATCTTCCTGTGATTTAACTAACTGCTGTGATGTCTTTTCGTTTAGAATAGTGTAGGCATCTATAGTCTTAGCTTGGTCTTTAATGACAAAACTTGCAATACTATCACTTTTTGATAATAAGCCTACCTGCCCTTTAAGATAGTCACGCTCAGCCTTTAACTTAAGCAGCGCTCTTACCTCTTTAGTCGTTAGACTGACCAGGGTATCTCTCACCGGCAAGCTCTGCGAGTAAAGCATGCATGGCTCTCCTAAGCCCATTCCTATCAAGAGAATCAATAGCGCTAATGTTTGCTTCATAGATTTGTGTATTACGTTCTAACTGTTTGTTAAGTTCTTCAATCTGAAGCATGCGCTGCACGTTGGTAGCTTCTAAAGAATCTATTACGTGAGTTGCTCTTTCAGCTCTGCGCTGGTATCCTTCTAAAGCTTTCTCATCCTCTTTGATTCTAATGTACATGAGCTGAATTAATACGCAGATAAATACAGCTGATGCGAATACTACAGCTATCTTAATTTGATTCTTGGTCTGTTGTGTCATTTGATTTCTTTTTGTCAAAGATAGACTCTATAACAGTTAATCCCAAACCACTACCCGCAAAAATTAACATCCCGTCAAACATGTATTCGGGAGTCTTGTATTCTGTGAATGTACCGATGTAACTTAAGTTAATGCATACAAGTAAAGCTAAGATAGAAGCCACGCGCTTAGAGCTCGCGTCTCCTTCATTACTGAATACACTTTTAAGCCATTTCATCTCTTCTTTTTATTCATCTTATAGATGGTAAAGATTGAAGCTACACCTGATAAGATTAAGCAAATAATCTTCAAAGCGAATTCTATATCTAACATCCATGCAGGCACAGATAATAAAATACTGCTAACTGTTCCGGTTACTCCTTCCGCTATCTGTTGTTGGTTACTGCTCATATCTCTTTTAATAGAGTGTAAGTAAAGCTCTTTTTATTCGACTTAATACAAGCTTGAATAAGCTCTTTAAACTGCTTAGGATTGTTTAACACTTGACAGCCTGCGCTCCACTTATCTACGTTCTTTGATTCGGCAGATTCGTTAGCACGATGGATGTTAATTCCAAACAAGCCTGTATCTTCTTTACCTTGTTCCTCAGCTATCGAATCTTTATCAGCATCGCGGTATACAGTTACCTTCTTAGCTTGCTTTAAAGCAGTATACTTGCCCTGATGCAGCCCGATAACATAAGTATCTACGTATTGCCCTGCCTTTAAAACAGCTGTGCCTAACTTATTCATGGGATTATTCAGCCAAAAAGTACCTGGATTAGTAGTGCCAGTGTACCAATTCACTTGGTCTCCTTGCACAAAGCCTATTAGATCATCAAATTTATTAGGCTCATTTGCTTTTGAGCGTATGCCTACAATGTGAAATGTAGGCCATTTGTAGCCAAGCTCTGTGAATTGAGCTTTAAGCTCTTCTACTGTTGGTGCTTTCATTTTTTCTTAGTTCTTTGTCGCGTTTAGATAAGTAGACTTTAAGCTTGCGCTCATAGTCTTTACGTGTTTTCTCTTCCTTTGTCATGTATCTTAGTTAGTGAAATCTCTCACGTTGAATCGACTCCATGAACTCGCCTCAGTTCTTCCCTCACTAAAAGCTACAGTGCTCTGCCTGTTCACTTTGCGCAATGGATGGATATCAGGGAAGTTATTAGATGTGTATTCAGGGTAGCTGCTGCTATTGTCGCAAAGATAATCTACTAATCTCTGAGTGTACCACTGAGCATTCTCACGTGCTTTCTCTACCAATGAATCCATTTCACCTTTACTAATAGCTGTAGTGTTTTCAGATTGGCGAGTAACTAAGTTACCATTGTCATGCTTATACATTAGGAAAGGATAAAGCTCTACCATAGTCCACCATGCTGTAGGCTTAACAATATACTCATTAAGTAAAGTCTCATAGACTCCGCTTAACGTACCATTCTCTATCTCTGTTTTAATCTTGTTCGTTAAATCAGTTCCAAGGTACAAAGTCATGTACTTATCTTGAGCGAGATACATCGCAGGTCTAATTAAGTTAGTATCTACAGCTTCATTAAGTTGAGTGTATTTCTTTAAGAATTCCTCGTTAATGAATAATATTTCGGGTGCTATTGCCATTGTGTTTAATGTTTAATTATTATGCTGGATATCTGCCATTATTCGGTAAGTCATACGTGCGAGTGTTAGCTGTAGCGAAGTCTTTAGCTATATCTTTAAGAGGCATTCCTGCACGAATAGCTTTAGCCACTGAGATTGGATTAGATGAGTCTAAGCCATTATCTGCAATGAATCTTCCTTTCTCACGCTTGCGAAAATAAACTCTACGCTCCCAGTAGTGTTTGCAATTGACCGAGCCCTTCCACAACCATATGCTATAGGAAGAGCCATTATGGCCCATGTTAGGATTCAGTGTATTAGTATCAGGCTCCATGGCTTGCAAATCTTCATAGCGGTAAACATAACCAGCCTTAGCAGCGCTCACCATCTGACGGCAGAACTTGCGGCTATTTTTACTTAGATTCTTTGAATAGCTATATCTGATTTTATACAATCCGCTATCCATTTCAGACGGCTTATCAGGATCTGCATAACTGCGAACTGAAGCAAGATTAACAGGCTCAGCCTCGATTAATTCCCACTCATCTTCATCTACTATTTCGCCCTTATCTTCTAAGAATTCACACCACCAAGCCTCATCCTCATCTGTGAAAACAGGTTTCTCTTGTGGATCTAAATTAGTCTTTTTTTTTTGAGCGCTTAGTTTAGCTACAGCGCTCCCTTCTGATGGTGTGAACATTGCAGTAGCTACGTCAATAGGCAGTTGTAAGAATTGAACTAAGAATACAATAGCCTGCTCCTTAGTTAATGCACCTGTCTGCACAGCTGCTACAATTTCTAAAGCACTTGCTATCTGAGCACCATTATAAGTTACATCACTTACTGAAGCTCCTGCTGGTGCTACAGGTGCAGCTGTGTTAGTGTCAGTAGTTGCATTATCTGCAATAGCTGTAGGTGCTATTTGTGGCGCTGCCTCAGCTGCATCAGCGAATATGTCATTAGACTCAATGTATAGATCAGCCACAATGCCCATACCTTTAAATATCTCTTCAAGTGAATCAGTTATAATCTTTTGATATGGCTCAATGATGTTACGATTAAAGATGCGGTAAGCGCTCTTCATCTCATCAGCGTTGCTACCTAATCCTCCTGCATCTCTAATACCAAATAATAGAGGTGAAGTTACGCGGTGAGCTGCTAAGATGTTTTCTCTTGACTGCACGCTTAATTCCTGCCACTGCTTATCAGCATCACTCATAGGCACTAAGTCTAAACGCGGTGCTCTATCAGCTGACTCGTTGAAAGTAAATACTACCTTACCTGCTTTTTTAGCACCCACCATTGTCTCCCAATTTCTGCGAATAGCCATCTGCTCTTCAGGATCAGGAATGCCGTTATTCATGTGAAGGAAATAGCTTGGTGCCATTCCATTGCTTAAGAATGCTCGGTAAAACTCACTGATATCTCTTGTGATTTCAATGTAGTTAATAGCACTGTAGTAATCAGGCTTAGGGTAATAAGCGCTGCCTGGTGTCATCACTCCAACAAACAACACTTGAGAAGGCTCATCTGCTTTTGTTGTTGGATTGTACATCGGAATAAATACAGGAATGTTTTTCTTCTTACGTGTGTCGCTCCAATCTTTTGAGTAGTAAATACCCGGTATAATATCCTCTTCATTAGCCACAGCTAAGCGGCAGTTCTCGTATGGTAAGTGATTAATCTTAGCTATAGTGCTTCTATCTACGCTCCAAATCACTTCTAAGTAGTATCCTCCCTGCATCTTAGCATCCAATGCTATTGGCCTGCGGATAGTATTTAATTTAAGTCTATCTATCTCTCTTTGAGCAGCAGGATTGTTACTCTTAATTTCCTTTCCTGCTATCATGAAAGATATGCTCATAGTTAGAGCAGAGTGCACAGGAGAGGCATAGTACAAATCAATGAGATAATTGCTAAACAAGTTAGCCTCGCCTAAAGTTACCCATCCTTTGGGAGTCTCTTTTTCTGTAGCTTCCTGAGGCATTGCTGCTCCAAGATTCACTAACATTGGTACTGATGGCTGTGAGTGATTATCCATTGTATGTAATGTCGTTATCTATTGTTAAATTCGGCTCTGTGAAACGTGGAGTAGTTACATCTTCTACTATTAAATAACCTTTCTCAATTACTCCCTCTACTGCCGCGTTGGTAGGATCTAAATTAGTGGAGCTGTTCTGCCCATAAACAATATAACTAAACCTCGCAGGATAGTTAATTAATAGGCTTGCAGCTGTTGGTGTGTTGGCATTCGTGCCGATTTGAATGGTAGTATACCTATCATTCTCTGCTATCTTGGTAGGGATAGCGTAAAGCTTTTGAAGTGTCTGCTCGTTAGTTAATTCGAGCAAGTAATGTGTGTATGTATTAGACAGCAAAAGCTCCCCTTGCTTGAGTGTCAAGTAGAGGAGCTGTGCTGCTGTATTTTTAAGTAAATAAATCATGCCTTAAATATAGCACAAATTTACTTATAGTGAAGCTTCTACTACACTAACTGTAGGGTAATCTCCAAATACATCTAAAGGACCTTCAACATTGCAGAAATATGCTTTGTCTTTTTCCTCTCCTGTGAATGTAACGGTAAATCCTGACATATCTCCTTTAGCTGTGCCGGTAGCTGTAGTGAATGCAGTAATTTGCACTCCATCTTTATAGCCACACATCCACAAATTATCGTTATTATCCAATACCCAAAGTACGTTACGGCCTTTAGCAATGTTTTGAAGTTGTAGTGCACGCTCAGCTGTCACGCCATGAAATATGGCTACAACAGTTTGTGTGTAGTATACAGTACCATTTTCAACGCTGATAGCAGCCTCTTCGGTAAATGATCCTGTGTGCTTAGGTAATAGAAATTCGTAAACGCTACCAGTCTCTAATGCCGTAACTTCGTTATCGACAATAGTAGCTGAGTTAGCAAATGTATCATAAGCGCCAAGGTAGATTGCTTTAATCCCCCCGATTGCTTCGCGGCACTGTATATTAAATCCAGCGGTAGTTAGACAGCTCATATCGGTGTGTTATTTTTTTTATTATTATGAAATATTCTTTGCAAAGAATGGGCGGCTCTTGGCCAACCCACTCTTTTAACAAAGGAGTATTAATTAGGGATTCATGAATCCTAAGATAGCCTCAGCAGGCACTGCTACTTGTGTACCAGCACGGAACTTCATAACCATTCTTACGTTATCTGATCCATCAGTTACAGACATATCTACAACCTTAACTTCATTGAAATCTGAAACAGTGTCAGTACCGAAGAACAAGTTCTCAGGCTTAGCGAACAATGCTACGTTGTCAGGAATACCTGGGCATACATAGATTTCGTATCCGTCGAACATCAATGGGTAGTTAGAAGCAGCGTTGAACTGTTGCAAGTAACCTAAAGCAGACAATGCTTGGCGGTAAAGTTGAGCAGTCTTTCTGTTTACATAAAGCTTAACTGAAGCGTCTCCAATTAAGGTAGCAGGAAGTGCAGCCATCAAAGTCTCTAAAGACGCGATAACGTTAGATGAAGTGAATGCGTTAGCGAAGTCTACATCAGGAGTACCACTCTTAGCAGTATCCAACACCTTCAAAATTCCGTTGAAAGATGTGTAAGATGAAGATTCGAAGTTACCTTGCCACAACGTATATTCGATGTTCTCAGCTACTTTACCTGAAAGGTGAGCGATTAAGAAATCAGCGAAGTTAGCAGGGATAGTGTCGTTAGCAAATCCGCGACCTGTTTGAGCCGCTTCCCAATCTTTTGCGAATTGATCCTTACAAACCTCAACGTTTACTTTAAGGTCAGTAACAGTCAATACACGCTCAGCCAAAGTCAAGGTAGAGTCAGCATTGTCGAAGTCACAACCCCAAGCTTTCACGATGTCAGTAGAAGCAAGAGTCTTAAGTACCATCTTGTACTTAACATTCTCTTTTACTGTGATGTAGTTGTTAGCAATAGTGTCTCCTGACAATACTGCTGCGCTGATATACGGCAGAGCTAACTCGCCAGCATATGAGCTTGAAGAAATGGTTAAATTAGTTGCCATTTTTTGTGTTTGTTTTTATGTTTGTTTTTATTTGAGTTTATTAATCATAGCGTAGGCTCTTTGTTGAGCAGTCATGCGAGACATGTCTACGTGTTGTGTTGGTGCTGTTTGGCGAGCTTGCTTAACAGTTACTGCTGCAGGTGCTTGTGAAAGCTCTACAATTTTCTTTTCAGCAGCGCTAAGCTTAGCCTCGAATTCAGCAATTACGTTTTTAAGTAAACCTTCAACCTGCTCTTTCGAATAAGTCTCAGCTACCTCTTGCTCTATGGTAACTTCTACCTCAGGCTTCTCTTCCTCTTTTGGTACTTCAATAGCGCTTGCAATAATGCCAGCTGCTACCACGATTACCATACCGTTATCGAGTGTATACTCTCCATCGGCAAGAGGTGTAGGATTGCCATCTGCATCCATTACAAAAATCTCTACTCCCTCAGCCCATACTTCAGCTGGTGAATAGATCATAGTACCATCAGCTAAAGCGCCCTCTACCATCATCTCTACCTTGGTAGATTCTTCAGCGGCAGGAGTCTCTTCAACTGACAATTTCACCCCATGCTTACTAAGCTGTGGAGCGAACTTTTCTAAAATTTCAGAAATCATGTTCATGTGTTATAATTATTAGTGGAAAAAATTAAGAATTCATTTCAAGTGCTTCAGCCAATTCAGCCAACAGCTTCTCTAAGTCTTTCTCTTCTACGTTCTTCTCAGTTAGTGGTGTAAACCATCCTTCTATTGAAAAGCCTTTAACCTCGCCATTCTTTACAGCTGCCCATGTAGCATCATCATCTACCTTAACACCAATCATCCACGTGCCATCAGGCAATTCAAAGCCGTAGTTATCTCCTTTATCTGAACCTGCCTTAATCCATGACTCAACAACAGTTAAGTTGTTTACAGGCATCTCATGCTGAATGGTGTGATTGTGGTGCATGTTACGCTTAAGGAATTCCTGCGCTGTCTGCTCAATGGTCTCTTTAGAGTAAGTGATAAAATACTTCTCACCATTACCATCATAACGCACTATAGGCTGATTAGGAATAAGTGCAGGGCCGTATAGCATGCGCTTCTCTCCATCTTCTACACGAGCGAGCATTAGATTCTGTTTGCTTAGCGCTACAAAGTCTACCATTATAGCAGGCTCACTAACTAAGCTCACAGCATAGACTCCCATGTTAGAATCCTCTTCGCCTAAGCCGTATTCAATCAGTTTCAATTTATCATTCATTATCGTATGTTTCAGAAATTTCAAATAGTATTGCATTAACTACCTCGTCAATTATAGCTTCGGTATCTTCGAGCTCTGTTCTATCAATTTCAGATAGAGCATTTCTTACTCCTCTCGCTATGCACTTTTTTAATAGTGGAAAGTTTGCCATTTTCGTTATAGGTGTGATTGGTCAATAATCTTTTGACGTGCTTCTAATGCGTTGGCTACGTTGCCCGCAAGCACATAAGTCTCTGTAGTACCAGGTGCGTTATTCTGCATGTTAGCTCCGCTGAAGTCTATAGCCGGTGCATTACCTCCTCCCGTTGGTGCATTTAAATCTCCATTACCACCTGCTCCCGCTCCGCTACCATTAAACTGCGTTTGATTAATCTTAACAATGTTAGCTACCCCTGCTGCTGCTACAGCTGCTGCCTTCACAAAGTTCATCCCTGTTAGTTGATCTTGCGGCACTGCTAACTGCTGAACTATACCCGAAGCCATGGCTATAGTAGCCTGCGCTTTCTGAATCATTTTATTTCTGTTGAAAGCTTTACGCTGGCTTGCTTCATCACCTTTAGCCGCTGCCTCATTAAGTGAGCTTAACGCGTCAAGTGCAAGGCCTGCCATTTCGAAGTTAGATTGAATGTTAGCCATTCGGTTAGCCTCATCTTCCTTTCTGTATCTCTCTTTAATCTCATTCTCTTTACGTGCCTGCTCTTCTACCAATGCAGTAGCATCTAATCCTGCTGCTTCAGCTTGCGTCTTAAGTTGAAAGTAATAGTCTTGCTGCGCTAAAAGCTCCTGCTCTTGCTTGCTTAATCCCGCTTGAAAATTAGATTCATCTGCTGCATCTATAATAGCCTGCAATTCTACTAACTCTAACTGCTTAGCGTGCAGCCTTTCCTGTGCAGCCTCGCGCTCTTTCTCTAATCTCTCCTTCTCTTTCTCTTGAGCTTCCTTATCGTATTTGTCGGTTAATGTTTTTAACTCAGTAGCATGCGCTGTTTTTAAAGCTGCTAATTCAGTCTCATTCTTTTTAGCTCTTTCGTAAGTCTTTAATTCAGCTGCCTGCTTCTCTTGTAATAATAAAATCTCACGTTCTTTATCAGGCATGGTAGATCTTTGAATCTCTAACATGCGCTGCTCAATAGCTAATACTTCATCTTGTAGCTTTTTAGAATCTGCCTGCGCTTTAGACTTCCTCTCTGCTGCCTTAGCTTTACGCTCTTCTATACGCTTAAGTTCTTCCTCAGTCTTAACCTCTTCTTTTGCTTTTAATCCTGCATTCCAAATCTCATCCTTATTATTTTGAAGACTTGCATTTTGATTAACTAAGCTTTGACGTTCTAAATTTAACTTATCCTGTAAAGCTTTATTACCTGCGAGCTTAGCTTGGTAGATATCTATATCTAACTGCTTAACACGCTCGCCATTTAATTGCTGCAATACACCCAGCTCCTCAGTGCGTGCCTTGTATTCACTAAATGCCTGATTCTGTAATAACTGCTTATTGTATTGATCATCCTGCCCAGCACGAATCTTATCAAGTAAGGCTTGTGCGTCTTGATTAATCTTTACCTTTCTTAGTTCAAGCTCATTAATGGCTTGCAGTTGTGCCTGCTGTGCATCTAAGAATGCAGCTCTATCATCTTCAGCTACTGCTAATTGCATAGCTACTTCTGCCTGAGATTGCTTATTCTTAAGCAATGCTAATTCAGTTTGCAAGATAGCAGCAGCTCCTGCGCCTAAAGCTTTCTGTAAAGCAAGCTCTCGCGTTAAGGCTTGCTCTTGTGATTTCAAAGCTTCAGCTTGTGATTTAAGATTCTCAAGCATCTTGCTCTTACCGGTAACAAAATCACTAAGCTCTTCCCAGTAAGATATCACTGCAATAAGCACCCCTACTAAAAGAAAAATAGGATTCTGCCACAAGGTAAGCGCTAAAGCCTTAGCTCCCTGAATACCTGCGCTAAAGGCAGCTTTCATACCACCTGCTAAAGCCTTAGTATCTACACGTGCAAGATTGCCGCTAAACGTTTGAATCGATTGTGTTAATCCTTCAAAGTCTAAGTTGCTCAGCTGGTCTCCCATGATTCCGAAAGTATTACTCATACCTTCGATAGCAGGGCCCGTATTTCCTTTAACAGCTTCCGCTGCATCATTCATTCTATCCTTCAGCTCACCCATCTTCTGAGATAGCTGATTGAATTTCTCAGTGCCTGGATCGTATTGGTCTTGCTGCTTCTTTAACTCAGCGTATTGCTGCTTTAAAGTCTTAGTAGATTTCTCTAATTTCTGCGTAGAATTATCTACTGTTTGCAGCTCCTGATTAATCTCTTCTAAGCCTTGAAAAGTACCCTCGTCATTAAACGAGAGTTTTAATATCATTTCTTGTGTAGCCATTATATTACGCTATAAATTGTTAATCCGATTAAGGCAAGTAGCCCTATTAGTATAGTGTAATTAATAGCCCTTATTTGCCATACCTTTCTCTTAGCATGGTAGATACCTATAGCCTGTTTAAATTCTTTACTCTTGCCTTGAACTCCTGAGCGCAATAAAGTCATACTATAGATAATATCTTCGTAAGGATTTGTCATATTATAGGTGTACGTTGGAATTTAGTTTGAGTGTATTGGAATGTCGCGCTGATTACAGCAGTCTTACCTGTATGCTTGCACTCTAAGTAAGGTGCTATCTTATTACTCACAATAGGCAAGTGTAACACAAATGTGTTAGATGAAAAGCCGCTAACAAATTCATGTATCTTATGGGGTGTAGCTGAGTAGTGTGTTACCTTATCGCGCCAAACCATGCAGCTATATTCAGCAGTTCCTACCTTGCCTGTAAAATCAGTTACATTATAATCGTATTCGAGTACCGAGATATACACCTTAACAGCCCATACTGTCTCAGTAGGCATGGTTATTACACCGTTATTAATACCATCTATAAACAAATCTACATCTGTTGGATTGCTTGTCATCTCACCTAACCCCATGAGCTGAATAAAGCCATGTTGTGAGCGACCTGGTATTGTTGTTCCAAAGTCAGAAGCACCATCGTACCACGTGCCACCGCCAAAGTGCACCCCTCTTACATCAGCTTCAGCCCATCGGCCCATAACAGCAGTGCCTTCTAAGTTAGGTCTAATGAAGTTGCGATAGCCCATGGCTTGGCTGTAGTTATTGTTAGGACTAATGCCATGACCTAAACCACTAACAAAAATGCGTTCGTTGTTATTCTCAATTTCAGCACGAACTACGTTACCCATTCCGGTAGCACTTTTCTGATTACCACTCGTATTGGTGATATTGCTGCCACCAACAGCGTTAGGTGAGCTGATTACTCCATTAGTTCCATTAGTTAAAGTAGATGCGTAGCAGCGGCCCTTAGTTGTGTTCCATGTGTAGCCGTAATATTCGCAGCATGTCTGAGATCCGTAGCTTGTGTTACCATCGTAATCTAAGAATTCTACTGCGCCTGTGCTTACGTTGATGGTAGATGGTGTGTATTGGCATAGCGCTCCAATGTCAAGTAAGCGTATAAGCTTGCACTTAGTTACCTGCTCATCAGCTACTATGTAATCAGTTAGCTCTATGACTCTCCACCAAGAATCTTTAATCCAAATCTTATCATTAAACTTTAAGCCGAATACATCAGTTACGCTAAGTTTAAAATAAGCCTCCATTATCTTCTGCTCGCTATCATAAAGCTCTGAAATATACTGCCTCCAATACCTATCGAAAAGCGTATGCAATGGCATGGCCTCAATTGGATGCGGAGGTATCTCTTGTCCGAAGTTTAAGTCATCTGTGCCTATAGCTGTTGGGATAGATTTGTAATGGCTAAGTAGTGGGATAATAGTAAAGCTCGCCTCTTCTGCTACCTCATCATAGACCATTACTACAGCGCTTTCAGCGTTAGCTCTTCTGTAAAGAATGCGCGGCCCAGGTGTCATAAACTCACCCTTATCATTAAAATATTTAGGGATGATGTAATTAGTGTTGGGTATAAGGTCACAAGGTGAAGCTCCGAATGTAAGTTCTACCGTATAATCACTTGTGCTGAAGTCATTACCTGCATCTGTTAAGCGCAGCTCTCCATAGACTCTTTGTGCTCCTGTCTTGTACTTAGCATTAAAGAAATCTCCTTGCTCTTTGTAGCTCCATTTAAGTAGGCGCTTTCTGATATCAGCAGCAGGAGTAAGCACAATGTCTTTAGATAGGTCAAGCTTTTGAGTCCAATCGTAATCATCTCCGCTGCCCAAATATTCCACCATTGGAATAATCTCAACAGCGTTAGGCATGTTAGGATTAGGAACTAAAACAGCGTTAAACATCTTGAGAATGTCGCGTAGGTAATCTACCTGCTTCATCTCAGGAGCGTTCTTTTCAAAGCTCACAGGCTGTGCTTGTAGTTCCCCTGTTACAAATGTTATACCTACAGAGCTATCTGCATTTATAGTTACTTATTGTGAGCTACCTGGATGTGCATAAATAAAAAATCTTATTTCATCTCCTACTTGCAGAGGTAATTCTAAAGATGCATTAATTGTAAATGGATTATTTTGAACTATGTTATAAAGGTTGCTTCCTGCAATCCATTCTAATTGTGTTGGTCCTATACTTTGTGCATTAGGAATAGGCACAATAAAATCTAAGCCATCTCGCGTTACGCGTAAATTAATATCGTATGTATGCCATGTATCATTACTATACCCTGTTAAATCTACATCAATTTCTAAGTTAACATTAAAAGTACAGTTGTAATTACCCTGCGCTGTATAAACATCCGATGCAAAGCTGTTAGATGGATCTAATGTTTCTATCCATCCTGTAAGTTGTTTGTAATAATAACCAGCATTGCCTTGAGTGTTTATAGTTACTGATTGATTAGAAGTATAGTGAGCACTAAATTTAGCTTCATCCGCACTTACTAAACCCATAGTTAGAGGATTAGTAACGTAAGGCACGTACATTTTTTCAAGCTCTTCATCTAACGTAGTGCCGCTATAAGTAAAACCTGCCTCTGTGATAATCTTATTAAGTAGCCATTTAGCCTGAAGCGCCAAGGTAAGTTCACCGGTATAGATAGGATTAACTGAGCTGAATATCCTTCTGCTGCCTATGGCTGTATCTTCGCTCCAATTCTGCCCCTTGTCTGTTAGCGTATAGCAGATAGCGTTATCAAATAAGCTACCATTATTAATATCTATTACATTATCATAAGTATTCTCATGGTCTAAATCTGAATAGTCTAATTCTTTGAGTAGCTTATCCCCAATGCTGCGAGCTAAGTCAACAGTCTCACCAAAGAATGCTATAACGAACTCATGCATCTTGCCTTGCTGAGTGATGGCCTGCTTGAATTGTATGTGCCCTTCAGCAATGGGTAAGGTATCTACTGAAAGCGTTGCCTCTATCTTGCGTAGCACATTAATCTGCGTAGTGTCATCATTCAACAGATTCACATTATACTGCTGCCCGAAGAAATCTACATTAGCCTTAGTTGCAGGTATTCTAAACTCACGCGAGAATGCGCCCCTGGTAGTGAACTCAGAAACGCTGTTAAAATTAGATGAGTAGCTTATGCTCTCATTCTCGTATAAGTCTACAACAACAGCAGCTCCATTGCTTGCCTTAACCGTTAATATTACTGATGGCCTCATGCTGTATAGTCGTTACTGAATTTTAATGTTAATTCTAAATCTGTCTTAGCGTAACTGCGCGTCTTAATAGCTACATAGTTATTGTTATCTATTAGCACAGGTGTAGCTGAGCCATCCGCGTTAATGATGTAAACCGATTCACTATAGATAAGATTCTTAAGGTATTCGAATTGTCCTTCAGTTAAGAAGTCAGTTCTAATACGCATCATCTTCTCAACAAATGGACTGCGCTCAGTCATGCCTCGGTCATAAGTGTTAAAGCCAAAGGCAGTTGTTTCATCAGCTGTGCCGTAGTTACCCACTACCTTTCTGTAGCGCTTGCGTTCTACTGAGTAACTTTCCTCACTACGTTTAGTAAAATTGAAATAGTCCCATCCACCTCTGCTGTTAGTCCAGCCTAATCTTACCTTATCGAATCTGCATTCGTCAGCTGCTTTGAATACTGCTATTGATCGTGCAGCTGGTGAGCCGCCTGATTTTCTAAAGTTAATAATGTAGTGATTCCAAGTGCTATCTAAACCAAATATGTCATTGATGTTAGCCGGTAGTAGTGGTAGATGGTTAATTGTTCCTGCTGCAATTACGCACGATAAAGTGTCAGTCTGTAGCAATGTGCCTGCTGCATCGAATTGCAATATCTGCACGTTGTTAATAGCATTGCCTGTTAAGGCTGTGCCGTTATCAGCAGGTACAGTTAGCACTCCATAGTCATCAGCAAAGCCTGTTATGCCTATCGTATTAGCGCCTAATGAATATTGAGTTAATACGTCATCCATTGCATAGGTGCTACGTACTAAGTCACTCATGATATAACTTGTGCCTGATGTAAGTGCAAATTGAGTAGCAGGATTAGGATTAAAGCCATCAGAAATCTGAAACGCTGCATTGATTAAAGCGCTGCCGTCTAATGGGTAAGAGGTAGCCTGCACCTCGAATACACCAAGCACCTCATAACCTTCTTTGATTATTGTGCTAATGCCTAAGATATTGCGAGATGTAGCTGCATCTTGCACCGTTGTGGATGCAAATAATGAAGGCACTGAGTCAGTGCTGTTCACTCCTAAATCCATAGCCTGAGCTACTACAGGGTTAAGGTCAAACACTAAAGCGCCATTGATGTTAGGCTGCACGTAAAAAGTATTTGTAGTAGTGCCATTGCTTACCTCTATCACATAGCGAAAGCCAGGCTGTCCTATGTTCGAAGATGTAGCCACTACTATAAGCTTCTGCTTAAGCGCAGTGAAGATGTATGGCTGTTGATGTATTGTAATTGCCATTATTAGACAGGTTTAATATTAGTTAATTTTCGTGTTTGATTTAAGATATAAACATAGACTGCATCCCCCATTGCCTCGTTAAGCTGCGCTCCGTATTCAGGCAGTGTCTCTAAGTAAGCCTCTCTCCAATAGTAGAGCGGAGCAATACCTTTCTTTTCAATGCTCTTCGCCATAGCGTTAGCTACTCTTAAGCGCTGTGATTCGTCTCTATTGATTGCTGATTTAGCGAACTTAGTTCTGCGCCCTGTCTCACCAATGCTGCGGAGCTTAATTTTCTTTAGATTCATCCAGTTAAGAATAGCCTCTACCGGAGGCTTAGCTGCTCCTGCTGCGAATCGTGTATCTATACCTTTGTAATTGCTCTCCTTGCCTTGCCTACCATATTCCACCCACTTAGCGTAGTCAGCTGTAGAGTTAAATCCGATAGATGGAGTAGTGCCGGTTACATCCATGTCATAGTAGAGCGAAGCTGCGAGTGTGCCTGTTGTGTTAGCCTTGCGCTTCTTGCCATACCTTGTTTGCTGTATTCTAATGTTAGAGCGTGCGCGATCCGTAACGGACTCTCCGAAATCTAAAAGCACATCGTAAAGCGCTCCCTGTTCAAACAGCTCAGCTAAGATGCTCATGCTTGCTGTTGTAATAATTCCCAAATGATGTAGGCTTGTGGCGCTGTGTCGTGCCATTCCCAACCGTCTACGCTTTCTCTGTTTCCGTCTCTTTCGAGTGAGTACGTTGGAGCATAAACAAAGTTAGGCGCGTAAAACCAACCCTCTTCTGTCTCTTTGTAAAAGCCGCTTGTGTCTTTCATATTATCCTACGATTACCCAATTTTTACCCGTTGCTATTGCTCTCTCTCCTGCTGTTAATGCACTTGCACCCCAGTTTCCAGATATGTTTATGGTCGCGCTTGTTGTTGCGCTTCTATTCACCAAATTATTAAATATTTCTACAAGTGCCGTTCGTGATAATTGGCAACTTGATATAGTAACAGTTCTTGCAAATGCTATTTGTATTCTATCAACAGAAGGACAACCTTGTGTAAATCCACCGAAATCAGTTCCGCTTGTGGTTGTAATTGATGCAGTTGAAAACGCTGGAATAGAATTTATGCTATTTGAAAAAATAAACATAGCATTCATATTAGTAACATTCGCAGTGTTGAGCAAAGGCAATGATTGCAAATTTTGACAAGCGGAAAACATATTACTCATATCTGTTACATTTTGAGTATTAAATAATGGTATTGTTCTTAACATTGGTGAACTATTAAACATACCACTCATATTGGTAACATTTGAAGTATTAAATAAAGGCACTTCTTTTAATACATTACAACTCCTTAACATACTCGACATATTAGTTACGCTTTGTGTATTAAATAAAGGTACTGATTGAAGTGATGGGCAGTTTTGAAACATACTTCCCATAGTGGTTACACTTTGCGTGTTGAATAATGGCACTGATTGAAGTGACGTGCAGCTTTGAAACATACTCGCCATATTTGTTACACTCTGTGTATTGAATAGAGGGACACTTTTTAATGAAGAGCAGTTTATGAACATAGCTCCCATAGTCGTTACATTCTGTGTGTTAAACAAAGCAACTGATTGAAGCGAATTAAAAGTTCCGAATAACCCACTCAAACTTGTACAACTGCCTATTGTCTTAATATCAAAACGCTCAACATATCTGTGTGCTGGTGTTCCGTTTCCTATTGTAATACTTGAAGCACTTGCTGCGTTAGGCATTGATAAGATACAGTCTAAAAAACCACTTGAATATCCAGTTGTTTGCGCTGGTGTTGAAGGATATGAAATAGCAAAATTGCAGTTCGTTAAATTCCCACTTACCGCCGTAACCGTTACAAACGCTTGCTTATAACCTCTTGAAGAAAGAGTAGTATTACCCGTATCGTATGTTGCGTAATTGTATTCGTGTGAAGCAGTTACTCCGCTATTAACCAAATCAACAACTCCGTCTCCCCAATCTACACGATATTGACCTGCACTTGTATTGAAGCGAAATGAGCAAAAGTTATTGCCTTCTGGAAAGACAGCGTGCAGTCCAACAAATGTTTGATTTGCATTTGTTATTCCTGTTGGCATTGCTAACCAATCAGAAGGCCTAACCCACTCAGTTGAACCGCTTGAAATTGGTAACTTAAAACTTCCTGTAGCCATTAGTTAAAGATGTTAATTGAAACAATAATATCTGCCGTTGGTAGGTTAGTCGCGTATAACTTCACACTTCCTGCGCTGCTCAATGTAGCAGGTAGCACTTGCGCTGCTTGTACTATTGCAATGGTGCTGTTCGCAGGTATAACGTCAACAATGCTTGTGCTTGTAATGTTTACGTTTGAATAGGTGTATTCGTAAAGTCCACTAACCAAACTCCAAGACGCAGCCGTAAGCGTTACAGGTGTAACTTGTAGCACCGTTAAACCTGCTGTAATGGTCCAAGACCTATTCGCGCTTAAATCATAAGACGTGCCGTTGATCGTGAGCGTTCGAGTTTCGGGGACTAAGCCTGCTATAGATGGAATGGTAGGCTTGTTTAATATCTCAGCTACTCCACTCGTTGCGTTCCAATCTGAGTTAACTTGAGCAGCTGGTATAGTAGGTAAGTTATCTAAGTCGTTATAATCATTACTAAAAGCTGTAGCTCCTAAATCAGCAGTGTTAGCCTTTAAAGCTACATCAGTCTGAAGCGCTGCGATATCATCTACTATAGATATGATGGTAGCGCATTCGGGTAAGGTCTCGCAAGTGAGGCCCACATTATCTACAATAGCATACCATCCTTTTACTCCACTTGCATTAGTACCATAGTAATAAGAGTTACCTGGTGCTTCTACGTCTCCATCTAAGCTAACGAATACCCCATTCTGATTTAAGCTCTCAATAAACTGAAGTGCTCCCCATCCATCAGATGGCGAATCAGTTGGAGTGTTATAGTTCCAGCTTGCAGGAATGCTGCATGCGCTCCAATCGTAATCTAATTGCAGTTCAATAGTACCTGTCACACCTGTTAATGTGTGAGTGTACTGCTCCACGAATGGCTCTGAGTTTACAGGGCGAGTAAGCACTGCATCAGTGCCAAACATATTACCCAAATATATCTCGTTAATTAAGTCTTGAAAGATCAGTGAGCAGTCAGTAATAGACTCAGCCTGATAGCCTGTCTTATCTTCTTTGTCGCGAGGAAGGTCACTAATGAATATCTCAAACTGAAATGAACGAGTACCAGGCGAGTAATTGATAGCGCGAGGCTTAACGTGCAGCCATGGCCACTCTGCCTCTTTCTCTAAATCGGCTTGTGAAATCTCACCATGCGTAAACCTTCTCAGCTGAAAGTGCCCTGCTGCGAACTGTCTAAACCTATCTACTATTACGTTGTATGTGTAGTTAATTGTGCTCATATCTTATAGTGGAAATTAAGTAAGCTTTTGTTGTAAGCTGTTAGCGTAGTCCATCGCGTAGGTTAAATGGGTAAAGATTGTTGAAGCTCTCGTTTTAGTTATGGCATCGAACTTAGTTACATCTCTCTCTGCCATCTCTTCGATAACGTGCCACCATTGATAGACTGAAGCTAATGTTTCACCTCTTCGGCTAACTGAGTTATCTCCCTCTTCAGCCTCTCCAGCTCCTGCTCTAAATATGCGGGTGTATTGTTCACTAAATCGTTTTTGAGTGTCGAAAAAAAAAGCAGCGCAGCATTCACGTTGGCTAAGTTCATCTTCCTCATTTGAGGTGCATATTTAAGATGTACATCGCTATCATACTCTTCTATTTTGTACTGCTGATTAATCTCTGCTGTAACTGGTCTATAGAGAATGCACATAAGCTCAGGCAGTTGGTGGGGGAAGTTCTTACTCAGCTCAGACAAATCTAACCACTCTCCAAACGTCATAGATTTAAGGTTAGGATGAAAGCCGAACTTAATACCATCTATCTCTATGAATTGCTTAAATACCTTCTCATCGTTCTTTAAACCATTAGCGTAAGCTGTCACAATTTTTTCAATTTGTGTGACATCAATCTTCCTGATATCGTCTCTCTTCAGCCCTGTGATGGCTTGTATCTGTGAGATAGTATCTTCACCTGCCGCCATGAAGTCTACGTAAGTGCCGAGCGTTTGATCACTGTACTTAGTGCTTATTATCTTGTCGCTCATTAGTCTCTTCTTTTTAATCCTATTGACCACAAGTAAGAATCTACTTCTTCAGGCATGCTTTCCATTTTATTCTTTAATTCTGTAAAATATTCGGTATCATCGGCATCACACTTCTCTAAAATTTCACCGCTCAATATTCCAAGAATAACAAATTGTTTAGATTCAGTCTCAAATTTTTCAAGTGTTATCAAATTATTTTTATCTAACAATTGAAATACAACATATTTTTTTAATGTTGCTTCATAAACATAACTTTCTAAGTTTTTCTTTTTTTCAATCTTGACCTTGTCAAATTGAATTAAGTCAATTATTTTGCTCATATGTTTGTACCGTCTATAGTTATGTTAATGCTTTTTATCTCTGTGCTCAGCTCTTGCCTTTCGATATACCCTCTCTGCTTACCTTGAGTCTTAAGGTAGAAGATTACTGCTGATGTGTTAGGTGCATCCTTAATAGTTACTACCTCTCCATCGTGAGTTAATGCCTGGCGCTCTGCTCCCTCCATTAGCTTCTTTAGCTGCGACTCTGCGAAGTCTAAAGCTACATTCTTAAGTGAAGCTACAGCGGCTGCATACTCTGCGTCATCTTTGAGCCATTCATAGTGAATAGTTCTGCTTAAGCCCATCTTCTCACATGCCTCAGTTACATTGCCAAGCGAAGCCGTAAGTGCCTGAATCATAGCTTCTTTTTTGATTGTCAATTTTTGTAAAGGCTGCTCTTCCATGTTTGGCTCTGTTTTACTTCTGAGTTTGGCACTCTTCTTCTGCTCCTGAGATTGCATAGCCTGTATTTAAAAATTCATTAAAGTTATTCTGAATATACTCAGGAGATTCTTTAGCAGCTCTCACGCAAATATCTCTTAGCATATCCATAAATAAAGCTGTGTTGTGGTCTTTTATTCCATAAACTGCAGCTAAATAGATTAGATCAGTGTGCCCTGTTTCTACCTGGTGATGATGTTCTAATACTTTCAAATAATCTTCCATTACGCTAACTTATTCTTAAAGTGTGTTATTAACTGCTCCATCTTACTATCATAGTATTTAGCAAATGTAGTAAATCCTTCGTTATCAGCCTCATAAACTCTAAACATTATACCTCTCAAGCGTTGAGATGGTTTCTTAAGTGTATCTTCTAACTCAGTTTTAAGCGACTCAATAGCATCTATCTCTTCACGTTGAAAGTTCTCTTCCTTAAATGCAAGATAGCCAAACTGATTTGCTGTACCAAATAGCTCAGCAGCTTGTGCCGGTGTGAGTTGATTAGTACCAAAGGTAAGCTTTAAAGTCTTATCTTTTCTTGTGCCTACTGATTCAAGCTGTGCTGGTATTAATATCATAAATTTAGATTACAATCGAAAAAAACTATAATAATTTAGGATTACGATCCACAATAAAGGCAGCCCTCATCCTCTCCACCCTCACCTGCATTTAAGATGCGCTCACATTCTTTATCTACCTGCTCTTCACTCCAGTTAGGATTAAACATCTTCACCTGTGCCTTCAAAAAGTTATAGCTATTGTCACTCATTTTTAATTAAGATTAGTAATATTAGTAATAGTTTAGTAAGATTAGTACTATTATTAGTGTAATAAGCTTTAACTATTAGCTTAAAGCAGTTAGCTTATTAGCTAAGCTATAGCTATAGTTAATTAACATCAACAAAAGAAAAGAAAGAAAAAGAAAAAAGGTAAAAAGAAAAAGAAAGAAAAGAAAAAGCTCCCCCAAGAAAAACAAACGTTCACGCTCAATAAGAGCAGTTGCTCGTTCCAAGCATTGGTATGATGCAAGTTTAGTCTTTGGTTACTGAGCTTTGACTTACTCAGGTAGTGAGTGCTATTCATATCTTAAAACAATAAAACCCCAAAGAACGTATGCGCCCGTTCAGAGGGGAATTATTAAACCTTAAATCGAATATCTTAACAGTAATCTTGCGCATGAGACAAATATAGAAATGTAAATTAATTACACTCACTATTGTGCAAAACTATTTCTGCTGTTGAAAACGTAGCACAGTAATGTATATCCAAAAAGGCAGCCATACAAGGCCTGTAAATGCTACACCTACATAAGCATACCAATGGTAAGAAGATAAGTGCCTCTGATGTCTGTAAATGTTAAAGCTTAATACTCCGCAATGGATTAGGAAGCCTATAATGTAAATGGTTAAAATCATATCTTTTTTCTTTTAGCTCTACGTTTTTTTTGAGGTGTAACAGTTACCTCTGTTATTGGCTCAGGAGTGAGCTCTACTTGCGTTAATTCAATTAATGCTTGAGCTTGTTCTATCTTAGCCATATCTTGGGTTAATGATTCCTCTAACTGATTAAGCAGCTTATTCATGCAGGGAGTGCAAGTAGTAAAGCTTTTGCCGTCTCTAATTCCTAAATACTCTTTACGTAGTTTAAATAGCTTTTGCATTTCACCCGATTCTAACTTACCTCTTTTCTTAATTAGTCTAATGTGCTCAAGCGTTGGTAGTTTCCAATCTTTATCTTCTAACTTGGGCCATTGCTTAGCTGGGCAATCAGTAGCAGCGTAAGAAGCTAAGTGATCTACCGGGCAGCCACAAGGTTTAAAGGTTACCTCACCAATTTTATGAGGCTGCTTAAATGGGTTAATAGCATTTGTTGGAGGCCCACATGTACCGAATGTCTTATTGTAAACAGGGCACTCTTTGCAGACCTTAACTCTTGCTTCAAAGTCAGTTGTGTTTATCATCATATCTGTAGTGAATTACGTAGTGTAGTTTTCGCTTTCTGAATAGTTCTGTAAAGATAAGCTAAAGGTATTCCTGTTTCTTTAGCTAAAGCTTGGTAGCTGAAATCGTCTAAGGCATAAAGAAAGAATAGCTCACGCTCAAAGTAGGGAAGTCTGCTAATAAAGATATCCAGCTGCTCATTCTCTAAGCGCATTCCTACGCTTTTATTTACATCATCCATGATATCATCTTTCAGATCATTACGTATCTTCTCAAATTTCCTTAGCGTGTAATTGAATGAACTATTACTACAGCGTGCAGATAAACGAATAGCATTACTTACATAATTGTTTAGCTTACCCCTATTGTGGATATCCTGTAACTTATCTTTATCTGATTCTAATATCTTAAGTAAAGTGTCATGAAGTAACTCATCTGCTATATCTGAGCGCACAATGCTATGCGCTACTCTGCGCCATTCGGGATAACACTTATCGAATTCAGAGCGCCATGTAGTCATCTATAACTTTTTTAGCTTCATCAAAGCTCTTACATGTACATGCGTAGTAGTTATTAGTAATAAGCTTATACTGCCAATCTTTTTGGCTTTGACTCATTACACCCTTACTTGTTTTCATTTCAATAGCTAAGCCAAAGAATGTACCTTTAGCATGGTAGATAAAAATATCAGGGAAGCCTTTAACGTATCCTGTTTTTTTCATCTTAATAGCCTGCTTCATAGAAGTACGAACTCCACCGGCTGAGGCACAGTAAAGCGCTTTAGGATATTGAGCTACTAAATAGTTAATAACTGCTTCCTGTATTAGAGCTTCCTCATTCTTCATGATTCAAAATTAACTAATTAACTTAAGCGCTATGAACATCTGGTTAACATACTTATTAACATAGGTATTACATAGTATATTTGAGCATCCATTTCAGCCTTTTGGTTTAGGCTAACATTGATTATTGATTATCTGAGATAGCCTTGCAAACGTGCAGGGCTATTTTAGTTTTAGATAAATGCGTACTTAGTATAATTTCTGTTCAGCTCAAAGTAAGCTCGCATCATTATAGCATCTGCTATATCGGGAGATATTCCACCGGTGCGCTGGCTAATGGTATCTTTAGAT